TCAGTAGTCGCAGCCGATGGACTTACATAAGTCTGACCAGGAAAGAATTGTGGTTGCTGTCCTGTTAAAAATAGATTCTGCGCCCTCTCTAAACCTTGGGTAAGGTATGGGAGTAACGCTGGATCAATTTGCGAGCTAGTGGTAGTTGTTGCCATAGTTTTATCCTACGATGATGTATTTATAAGTTTTGCTTGCTGTGTTATTAGAAAAATGCGTAAGTGTTGCGCTTCCATTTGTTTGTGCGCTGACATAAACATTGTCCATTGCATTAGGAGCTACATATTGCATTGTTGCTATAACAGATGGTGTTGCTGGTCTTGTTGGGCTAGATTGTGCTGCTGTTTGTTCTAATGTAACCCCTATATTTTCTGTTCGCCATACAATTTCTACATAATCATTTACTGCAAGTTCTACAAAGTAATTTATAGCTGCAATAACATGACCAAAAATACTTGCGCTTTTTCTTGCTGGTACAGTAAACATACTGTTTGATGCTGTAATATTAGTGCCATTTTTTCTAAACCAAATATCTACATCATGCTGTGCATTATCTGTATTTTCTAACTGTACGCTAAATTGCAAATTGTAGATACCAGCATTTCTTACATTTAAACGACTACTATTTGATAAATAAACACCATTAGAAAAATCTGTGGTGTTAAATGTCATTGGATATGCAACTGTAGTGCTTGCTGCTGTTTGGTCTGTAGAGTCTTGAAACGATCCATAAGGTGCAGTATCAGCAAAAGCAGCAGCCGAACTAGGTGCTAATAAAATTATAGAATCTATACCAATACGAGCATCTGTAATGGTTGTTGTTGTTACATTTCCTGTTGCTAAGGTTACAGAGCCTGTATTGTTGGTCTTACCATTCATAATCCCATTGACTACTTCGGCAACACCCCTTTGGTCTGATCCAAACGGAGGTAAAACTCGAAACATTATCTAGTTCCCAATTGGTTTAACTCAACATCTATACCAACTACAGAAGTCCAACTACCTGTAGGTGTTAATTGTAGACGATGATACCTTCCAACACCACGCACAGAAACTCTATTTTCTGCATCTGCTGCTGTTTGTGTACCAAATACTGTGGACTCTGTTAAAAGTCTGCGAGATAGCAAAGCCACGCTACCAGAGCCATTTTCTACAGTAGGTTTTACTAATGTAATAGATGAGGTTGTGCCTGGTGTTTCTATATCGCCTGTTTCTATGTAAGCAGTAGCATTAGCACCTGTAAAAGTAACAATCTTTGCACCATCTACACCAGCTAACTGTAACTTGCCACCTAACCAAAGTCTGCTATCAAATGAGGTTGTAATTGTGTCTACATTCCCATAGACATCTAAGCCTTCTAAAGTAACCGCAGGGGTAGATGTAGATGCAATTCTATCTGCTGTAGTTGTTCCGCTAGTCCAACGCTGAGTTTGATAGTTATAAATTAAAAGACTGTCTACAGTAGCAGAGCTAACAGAGGCATATGCCCAAATAATTAGTTTCTTTGTTGGGTCTACCGCAGCAGACATAAGGTATAAAGTACCTTCATCTACATTATCAAAAAAGAACCTGTTTACTTTTTCGTTACCAATTGGAACTACATTTTGTCCATCGCAAGCATAGAAACCATCATCGCCTAAGAAGAATGTAGTACCGCCATACTGTATAACTGAGTTTGCCTCGTAGCACCCTAAGTTTCTACTAATGTTATCAAACTGAAACACTAAAGGGCTGCCAACATAAGACATACGATGTATAGAACGATCCATTAATATAAGACCATACTCACCGCCTGTAACACCAACTACAGAGCCTCCGTCTGGAATATCCTGATAATCTGCTTGGGTCGTTGCTGATGCTGTCCAAGAGGATTCATCTCCCAATGCTGACCATTGCACTCTATTTTGATAACTAGATTGATAGCCTGATACTACAAAGTCTCTTACTACTGTTACATATCTTGCTTCTGGTGCGTCTGCTGCAAGGTTTGCAAACAAAGAAGAACTGTTTAAGTTAAATCCCTGTAATTTATCGTAGCCATTAGCTGCAACAATGACATTACCAAACTGCGTAAATCTAAAACGCTGATCGGTAGGAGTTGTATAGTTTCCTGATTTTGATACATTGTTTAATGCTAATGTTCCAGAATCTAACTTAAATAATTTTGTAGAGCCACCAGCAAATACAGTTGTAGCTCCTGCTGATGTTTTGCCTGCAACAACATTGTTTAGGTTCTCGGATGCAGATGCCGAGTAATCTACTACTGTAGGCAAAGCACCATAACCTACCATTTTAGAGTAAACATTCTCTGCTCTCCTGAGACCATTGGTGATGCTTGGTTGGTCAGGAGTCCACTCTCCGAATGTGATTCGACTTATTGCCATGTAGAAGTTCCAATATTCTTATCTGTCCAAGTGCTTGAGTCTATGCTTGTTGGTGTCCATGTTGCAGAACCAATAGTTTCTAATGTCCATGTACCTGCACCGCCAGTTGCTAAAGTATAGGTTGCTGAACCAATGTTTTCTTCTGTCCACTCATCACCTAATACATTGCCACTTGCTACTACTGTTCCATTTGCTACGATAACACCGCTTGCAGAGTAAATGGCTTGTGCTTGTGCATCTACATTAGCATTAGCAATAATGATGCCTTCACCAGCATACTGTGCATTGCCATTACCTGTTACTGTGGCTGTTCCTGCTATTTCTGCAACAGATGTTCTAACTCGAATAGCATCAGACTCCGCACTTGCATTGCCTGTGATTGTCGCATCACCTGTTCTAACTCTAATGCCTATACTTTCCACGCTTGCTTCTACAGTAACAAAAGCAGATGCCGATCCTATAATTTCAATTGCTGTCGCATCAACTGTTGCAACTGCATTGACTAAACCTTCTCCGACAAATACTCCAATTGCTTCGGCACTAACTGTAGCATCAGCAGTAATGCTTGCTGCTCCTCCTCTAACGGCAGAACCATCAGCGACTACTGTTGCATCTGCTGTTATGTCTGCATTAGCATTTCTTGTTCTTTGTCCTGCTGCAACAACAGAAGCATCTGCTGTAACAAGTGCTTCACCTGTGCGTTGACGAACACCATCCGCAGTAACTGTGGCATCTGCTGCAATAGATGCAGAGGGGAACTTAACGCACAGCGTATTCCATACAGGATCATCAAACGATATGGTAAATGTATCTAAATTACCAAGATTATCAAGATCGTCAAGAGTCCAATTACCACATACTTCGTCTGTTTCCCAAGTATGGTCAAACGAATATGGAACTTGCTCTAAAGTCCCGAACTGATCTAACTGTTCGAGAGTTAATGGCATTACGCTAAAGTAACTGAAAGGCTACCAGAGGCTATCTTAAAGATGTCTCCTGTATCAATTGCCTTAGATGTCGTAAGTGGTGTGTGATACAAAAGATTGCCCGATGTTGACGCATCCAAGATACCAATATGGGTAATTGTTCCCCAAGAAGTTGTAGCCTGGTCAAAGGTAATATCTGCTGTCGTTACCGATGCACCATTGCTAGGTGCGCCAAAGGTAGCAGATTTACGAGCATATGATGTACCAGTACATTCTGTGCCTGTATTAGCGTCTGTCGGGTCGGTTGTGTATAAACCAACATAGACTGTTGCAACAGAGGTATAACTTGTATTTCTTAGAGTTGCATTTACTAATGCGTTCTCTAGGTAGTTTGACATTTCAGCCATGTTGAATCCTTATCGTGAGGTTACTTTCATTACTAATGGAACACCAGAGAACTCTGAATTAGAATCAGAAGTTGATATGTTTGTAGTTGCTCGGTCATACAATGCTGTCCAAGTTTGCGCCCTAGCATCATTAATTAAATATGGTTCAGCTTCTAAAAGAGAAGCATATAAAAGGGCATCATAATAATTAGCCAAGAACACATTGGAACTAACTGAAGCAGATAAAGGCGTAGGTTTAGCATAGTACAGAATCTCCAATACATAAGCAGTATCAGGAATTGGTGCAAACAAAAACTCGGCAGCTAGTATTGTGTAATCCGATGGCTTGCCATTCTCGTCTGCCCTTGCATCTCTAGAAAACGCACTAGGCGATAAATAGTCTAGTGGTACTCTTGGATTGCCCTGTACTGTAAGGTCTCGTATTTCTAAAAAGTCTGTAGGTAATGCTACCTTTGGATTAGTTGCTGTCATGCTTGCCGTTGCCGACTTTAACATTTGTCGAGTTCTTAAGTCTCTAGACAAGCGTAGCTCTGCCATACTAATAAAGTCTGGTATTGTCGATGTCAGATCAGACCGACCCAAGTAGCTTGCTACTGTAGTCTTTAGATCGCTATACGATGTAAAAGCCATATTAACCCTTATTCTTTTGGTAGTTCAATGTTATGCCATCCGTAGACATACTGCCCAATATGTTTTATTCCTTTTGACAAATCATGGTCTACCCAAGTATCAAATCCTGCATCTTTTGCTTTAATGCAAAAGTAAATATCTTCACCCAATATCTTGTGGTTTAAAAG